GTCGCAAAGGCTGGGTGGCATAATGCAGCCTGGTCGCCTCAATCAGCGAGCCGAAGTCCTCAGCCTCGGCGCCGATCTGGTCAGCCAAAGCCACGGCAGCCGATGGGTAGGTATTCGCTCAAAGGCAGCCGCAGACGTGCCGGCAGCAAACGGGCTTCGCACCGGTGCGATGGTTGAGGTCAGGGCGCGAGCTGGCGCCGAGCTGACTGTTGGCCGCTACCTGCGCGTAGGCCAGCGCCTGCTGCACATCACCAGTGTGCGCGACCCGCTGGGCAACAAAGCAGAGCTTCGCATCAGCGCAGACGAACTGATCGGCCAGCCTGCGCAGTACCTGCCTGCTGGCGGCACTTCGGTAGCCTGCCGCGTGCACCTCACCCATCAAGCCCCATGGTTTGATGAAGAGGGCACCGTAACCGACTACAAGACCAAGGCCGAGGTTGCAGTGATCGAAGTTGGCCGCCCGGAGCAGGGCGACCAGATCCAGATTGGAGACGATACCTACAGCATCATCGGCTATGCCAACGACACGGACGATGGCGTGGTGCGCGGCCTGTGGCTGGAGCGTGAGGCGTGAAAGTCGGCGTGAAGCTGCAGGGCACCTCCTTTGCCCGCGCGCAGTTGGCCACAGTGAACCGCAAGGTTGACCCGGTGTTACGCGGGGCGCTGAACACCACGGCGACCTCGACGCGGCGCGAAGAGTATGCAACGCCGCTGCTCAAGGCCTTCCGGACGCGGGCATTTCTGAACGCCAAACTCAAGATCAAACGTGCACGGTCGCGCCGGATGGAGGCGCGGATCATACCGTCGTCGTCTGGCGTGCGAGTCAGCGCCTATCGGGGCTGGAGTTACGAGGCAATCAGCGCAACCAGGGCGCGGGTATTCGTCACCGGCCCCAATGGCAAGAAGCTGGCGGCAGGTTTTGTGAACCCGTCGAGCGCTGGCAAGAAGCCGCTTTACAACCAAAGCAGGCGCGGCAAGTACGTCTACGCTCGCCGCCTGCAGGAAGCCATCGGCCCAAGCATTGCCTACTGGTTCAAGCAGTTATCCACGCCGCAGATGCAGCGCCGCACCAACGCATTCCTGCAGCGCGAGTTTGAACGCCGCCTACGACTAGAAATAGCAAAGGGTATCCGATGAGCAAGGCAGCAGAGTTGACCACGGCCATTGAGGCGTGCCTGGCCGAAATCAGTCCGGATGATGGTTACGCGACCCGCCTGAACGGAGTGTATGGGGTCGCCAAGAATGTTCCTGACAAGGCCGCAACCCCTTATTTGATCATCAGGATTGAGGAAGACGAGTCGGTAAAGCACTCCGGCAACGTGGTGCACCGCATCGCCAACTACCAAGTTGAGGCAGTCTTCAGTCGTTCAGCCACACTGGCCGACCTGCAGAACTGCCATCACGACATTCTCAAGTCGCTGGGCTACGGCGGCAATTATCAAGATCGACCGCTCAAGCCCGGCTGGGCTGGTGAGGAATCAGCCGAGTTTGATATGGGCGCATCAGGCGGCCAGCTTCGCAGCGTGACCGCCTCAATCAGCATTCAGTACGTCGAGCGCTACTGAGCAATAGCAACCGCACACAACCCGCCCCGGCGGGTTTTTTTTCGACCAGAGGAAACCCGCAATGCCAAACTACGCATACATGGGCAAGGGCATCGTGACCCTGAAAGAAGGCGCAGGCGCTGCGCGCGATATCGGTAACGTCGCCTCGCTCGCCTTCAACATCAACGAGAACAAGATCAACCTGCCGAACTACCGCACTGCCGGTGGCGGCAACTATGCATCAGTCACGCGCATCGAGTCGGTCGAGGTCACCATGACCCTGAACGACCTGTCGCCCGAGAACCTGGCCATGGTGCTGTTCGGCACCTCCACCGTTGTATCCGAGGTGGCGACCATTGAGGCTCTGACTACCGGCGCCAAAGAGTTCCAGATGGTATTCACCGGCGTCAACGAAGCGGCCACCGGCAAGACCGTGACCGTCACCGTGCACCGCCTGAAGGTAGGCGCGGCCCAAGGCCTGAACCTGATCGGCGACGAGTTCGCCGCGATGGAAATCACTGGTGAGGTGCTGCTGGATACGTCCATCACCACCGAAGGGCTGTCGCAGTTCTTCAAGGTCGAGATGGACACCATCGCGTAAGCCTGTGCTAGATTCCTCTCTGTCTGTCAGGGAGGAATGGTTATGGCTGTAAAAAAATGCAGTGACTGCGGCGGAAAGGTGTCAAGTAGCGCGAAGGCGTGCCCGCATTGCGGCGCAAAGGTAAAGCGAAGCGTCGGGATTGTAGGCTTGCTATTCGTATTTTTAATTGTGCTGCCGGCAGCATGGTCTATCGGGAAGGCGATTAATAGTGACCAGGCACAGGCGCTTTATCCGCCAGCCGCTAACGATGCCGCAGAGTCACCACAAACAACGCCATCGTCGGGCGCCCCAAGCCGTGAGGAGGTGATGGAAACCTGCAAGTCCATCGCCAGCTTTGCCGAGGCGGCAATTCAGGGTCATCACCGGGGCACGCCCTTATCCAGCGTTCTTGAACTAACTGAATCTGAGCTGTTGTCAGAAATTGCAATGGACGCATACAGCGGGCCGCGCTATAGCACCCCAGAGGTGCAGAGCCGGGCTCAATCGCAGTTCAGAGATAAGTATTACCTGGAGTGCATGCGCGCCTCCAGATAATCAACCGCAACACCACCAAACCCGCCCAGGCGGGTTTTTTATTGCCTGGAGATTGGCATGTCGCACCACGAGATTCTGTTTCCAAAACCAGTCACCGTGCTGGTTGCAGGCCGCAAGGTCGTAATCACGCCGGTGCGTTTCCGGGATTTTGAGCGGTTCGGTCAAGCCGCTGCCAAGGCAATCGCCATCGCGGCAGCAGAAACCACGGTGCAGCTGTATGCGCAGGCGCGTGACAGCGGTGTGCTGGTGGATGTGCTGCGATCCACCACCACATTGAGTCGCTGGCGTATTCGCCGCCTCCCGGCCGCTGCCGCGGTGCAGCTGATGTATGAGGTGATTCGGGTCAACAAGGATTTTTTCGAGCAAGCCCTGGTAAGCGCAGCAAGCGTGCTGGCTGGGGCGCAGCAGTCCAGCGACTGATCAGCGCAGGCCACCGCTGGGAGGATGTGCAGGGTTACACCCTAGCGCAGATCCAGCTGTTTGCCGAGGAATCAGCTTTGCAGGACAGGGCACGTCTGCGCGACATGGCAATCGCCAGCCGCGCTGCGCAGCAAGATCAGAACAACTGGCAGAAGTTTATGAGGTCCGTCGATGAGCAAGGTTAAAACACAGCTGGTCATCGAGGGCGAGAACAAGGCTGGTCCTGCGTTTCGGGAGGCAGATTCCCAGCTTACCCGGCTGAGCAAAAACGCGAAGGCTGCAGGAGCGTTTTTGACCGCAGCGTTTGCCGTCGGCGCTGGTGCGGCCGAACTGGCCCGCCGCTCGGCTGAGGCGGTGGTGCAGATGGAGCGCATGGCGCAGGTTTCTGGCACTACCGTCGAGATATTCCAGCGCTGGCAGTTCGCGGCTCGCACGCTGGGCATGGAGTCGGACAAGATCGGCGACGTCTTCAAAGACGTGCAGGACAAGGTGGGCGACTTCCTGCAGTCCGGCGGCGGCCCGATGAAGGACTTTTTCGAGCAGATCGCGCCGTTGGTTGGCGTGACGGCAGACCAGTTCAGAGGGCTGTCTGGCCCGGATGCGCTGCAGCTCTACGTCAGCAGCCTGGAGAAGGCGAATCTGTCGCAGTCTGAAATGACCTTCTACATGGAAGCCATCGCCAACGATGCGACACTGCTGCTGCCGCTGCTGCGTAACAACGGCGAGGAGTTTCAGCGCCTGGCTAAGCGGGCGCAGGAGTTCGGCTTTATCGTCGGAGGCCAGACCGCAGCCGATGCCAAAGAGTTTGCCGAGAACATGGATACCCTAGGGTGGGTTGCCGAGTCCGTAGGCAAGCGCCTGACGGCAGAAATGCTGCCCGCCATGAACGAAATGACTGGGATGCTTCTGGAGTATTCAAGGGACAGCGGCGCTGCTGCGACCGCATCCAACGTTCTCTCCTTTGCAATGAGGACGGTTGCCTCCGCAGTAATTGGCGTGTCTTCTACGATAGCGAATCTAGGCCGTTTGATTGGAGCGACAGCCAGTGCTGCCGTTATGGCCGCCAAGGGGGATTTCAGCGCCGCCGCGCAAATCATGCGCGAGGTGACGGCAGATAACGAAGCTGCTGCAGCCAAAGCAGAGGAGCGAATTAGCAAACTGTGGAACGGCAGCTACCGGCGCGAGGGCGAGGCCGCGAACCGTGTTGCTCAAGAATTTAAGGAGTCGAGCGAGGGAGCGGCAAATGATGTGCGTCGCTCCAATGAAGCGCTGGCCGAGTCCTACAAGCAACTGACTGCAGACGCCAAGACGGCGTTGCGCGAGCTGGTCAGCCAAGAGAAGTCAGCCCAGAAGGATATCGAGGATATCCGCGAGAAGCGGCTGGCCATTGAGCAGCGTTATGCCGAAGCGATCAGCGGTTTCGGCGGCAAGGCTGGGGCCTCATACGGCAGCGCGCAAGATTTGAAGATCGCGGCACGGCAGGCGCTGCAGGCTGGCGATGTTGAGGGCGCGCAGAAGGCCGCTCAGGCCGCGCTCAAAATGCTGGAGGATCTGGCGCAGGCAGGTGAGAACACCTACGGCTTTGAAGGGTTTGCCAAAGAGCTGCAGCAAATTGAGCTGGCTGCCAACGACATTGAGCAGTCCCGCGCCGAGCAGAAGCTGGCGGATATCAAAGCGCAGGTTGAGTCACTCAACACCCAGATCACGGAGCTGACCAAATTTGATTTGGATATCGCTCTTCCAGAATCTGCCAAGCAAGAGCTGATTGCGCAGATGCAGGCGCTGAATGCCAGGCTTGGCAAGGAGCTCGTAATTCAGCCGACCGTGCTGGCGCCCGGCGTCGCAAGCGGTGACCCAGTACCGGCACTCGCGAGCGGAGGACCGATCCGCGGGCCGGGCACTGGCACCAGTGACAGCGTGCTGATGTGGGGCTCGAATGGTGAGTACGTCATCCGCGCCGCCGCTGTGCGCAAGTACGGCCAGTCATTTCTGGACAGCATCAACGGCATGAACCTGCCGCGCTACGCGGACGGAGGCATGGTTGGTGCTGCGCCTGCATCGGCCGGCGGCACACCCCTCTATCTCACCCTCGGTGACCGAACATTCGGCCTGCAGGGTGACTCCAGCACCATCGAAGATCTGGCGCGCTTTGCGCGTACCGCCCGACTCAAACGCAGGTAAACCATGACACAGATGATTTTGGGCGGCGTGCCGGTCTCTATCTTCAGCGGCGAGCCGTTGGTGAGCTATGGCGATGCTGGTGGCTCTACGGACGTGATCCTGTCTGGTGGCCGGCCGGTGCGGATGACGCACTTCAGCAAGCGGGTGATCACCGTCACCGGCACCGGCTGGATCAGCAACGGGCTCGATGGCGTCAACCTGCGTGGTGAGCTGGACTTCTGGAGCCCAAAGCCCCTGACGCTGGCAACCGTGAGCACCACGGCCACGCTTACGGCAGCTGTGCGGCCTGATGAGCCAGTCACTGCCGAGGCGTTGGTGGGCGAGCAGTGGGTTACCGCTGAGGTCGCCATGAGCGGTCTGAATGCCACGATCACGCCAGTGGCTGGTGCTTTGGTCTACCGCCTGGTGTGGTTCCCCCGTTTCAACGTGCTGGTTGATCCGCCTGCTGAGGATATTGGCGACCGGCAATTCAGCTGGCAGCTTGTCATGCGCGAGGTCTGACCATGTTCAACGCATACCCGCTTAATGCGGTACCGCTGAACGGGCTGGGCAGCTCTGGCATCGTCACGCAGATCATCGAGCCTGGCAGCAGCTTCAGTTGGTCGCCGCGCCTGCTGCTGGACGGCGAAGATGTTACCGAGCAGCTGCTGGGCGCCATTGTGGTCGACCGGTCAGAGTCGGGTGACGCTGTTGCGTCTTTCCAGCTGTGGCTTGGCACTGCGCCGGTATCCATTGGCAGCTACAGCGGGCGCTCTGTCGTTATCGATATCATCCTGCACGGCGAGCCAGAGGTGGTGAGTCGTCGCTTCACCGGCCAACTGGTACAGCCCGAGTTTGATGTGGTCTCTCGGGTCCTGAGCTGCGAGGCGAATACCCGGCTTGCCGAGAATGTTGAGGCCATGAGCGTTGCAGCCATCGATACCCTGGTGGGCGGGCTGTGGTCGCCGGACGTGTTCGAGGATGTCGCCGGCCGCTCTCGCTGGGACTACGCCCAGGAGCGGCTGAGTACCCGCACCGCCAGCCTCAACGCAGACCGATACGGCGTCCCGAGAATCACCCCTTGGCACATTGACGCCGTGCATTATGAGTTTGCGCCGGGGTCCACGGTTCATGAGTCGGTTGACGTTGGTCTTGCAACGCTCAGCGATGCGGTGAACGTCTATGAGCTGGAGCTGGACTACCGGTACACGCGCTACCGCCAGCGCCGGCAGAGCTACACCTGGCGCCACCCGGGCACGGGCGGGAATATGTCGCTGGCCGGGTTTAATGCGTGGCGGGCAGATTCGACCGAACTGCCAGACGTAGACATGATCACCGAGGCGGTCAACTCTGCCGGCTGGTATCTGTCGTCGTCCACCTGGTACCGGCTCTACGGCGATCTGCCCGATCTGCCGCAGCCCTGGTACAACAAAAATACCGACCTGTTGCTCGGTGCCGACTTCTCGGCGTCGATCCGCTGGAGCCAGCGGGCTGTTGAGAAGTACACCGTCCGGCTTGAGGTTGCCGACTCCGTGGCAGCCGTTGGCGAGGTGATCGAGCGTGGGCGGGTGGTGCTCGACACCGACACAGAAAACGACCGGCTCTGGGACGAAAGCACTGGTGATCTTGTGGCTGCGGTTACGGATGCACCGATTGATCAGCTCCAGCGCCGCGACCCAGAACGCCTGGCGGCTGCTTTTGATTGCGCCGTATCGGCCGGCGTGGCCACGCTCTGCGCGGCGCAACGGGCCAACGTTGTGACGTGGCAGGTGCCACTTGCTCATGCGCTGGAGATTGATTTCGGCCAGCGCCTGCGCCTGCGGGACCAGGGGGCTGATGTCACCGGCATGGTCGTCATGCTGACCGAG